GGACCGGGTCGTAGGCGCCATGAGTCTGTTCATCAACCTCGGCGGCAGGGAGCTGCTCGGGTAGATTGCAAGTCATTTCTACCTGTTGATCCAAGATCTTCCGTAAGTTCTTGGGTGCAGCACTGACCACAAATGCGGCCAGCAGTTTCTTTTGCTGGGCACGTGCAGTTGCGCGTTCGCTCAGAAGAGAGGCGGCAGCCTTCCTGAAGAGAGTTGGGGCCTCTGGCTTGCCAGGGACACCCCAACCTCCCAACGACTGTGGCCAACACACCGGTAATCCGGACTTTCGCCAGCGGGAAAAGGTGGTAGCATGAATTTGCTCACCAATCCTTAGTACCGCCTTTTTCCGCCATGGCTCTGTAGATTGCTTCACAGCTTCTTGCAGAACCGTCGGTAGAGAAAGGTAGGCGGGTACGCCTTCAGCAGCAGCCCCTCTTCCGTGTGCCTTTGCAGAGCAGAGTGCACTGAGGAGTGGCCTTTCCACGATGTACAACTTCCGAACCAGACGCCGCTGTTCTTGTTGTGGATGGAACGCGTGAGCGATCCATTCAAAGAGAGTGCTTAACACTGGAGCTGAGTCAGCTTCATGTGGGCGGTGTTCTCTTGGGACCTCTTTGGCCCCCAACACGAATAGCTTCTCGAGGAATATCCCACCCGTTCGACTTGTAAAAGTCTTATGGCGGTTTACCTTGAGGCCCAAGTTCGTTATGTTGTCTTCGTAGAGCTGCCGGTGCCTGGTTGTCCAGGCACCAATGAAGTCGTCGCCACCTACCGCGAACGGCCGGTGTGTGCCTCCATTTCTGTATGCTGATGAGGACATATGGCGTCCAGCCGCTGCTTCGGTAGCGTTGAACGTCCGTGTGGCCTTAGCACCGCAGAACTCGTTGATCCAGGAGAGTATCGGCCATGTTAGCGGGAGTCCCATGAGGATCCCCGTCGATGTGGTCGAACCTTCGTATTCGTGTATGCAGTCCGGAAGGTCTTTGAGCCGTTGAGGCCCAATACAGACTCTGCCGTACCGCACATACTCCGGAGGTATTACTCCCCCAGCACCGTTACAGACCCCTTGCCACACAGCGTCAGCGACGCGGTGGGGGATCCAGTCTGAAGCGGCAGAGAGATCGGTCGAGGTAATCTCGAAGTCTTTCTCATGGATCCAACGGGAACAGCCTTGCCTGACGCCGCGGGGAATCCCGTGGGCGCCGGTCAACATGTATGAGTGGACTGGCGTGCGCTTCAACAGTTTTAGGAGAAACTTGTTGATTCTCTGCCCAGCAGCAACAGTAGCTGCAGGCGAGATTGAGGCGATGCGTATTTTCTGGCCCCGTTCCGGGAGCCCGAGAGGACGTGTTGGAGGTGGACCTTCGCGGTCTATTTTCTCCATGTCCTTCTCGATCAAGTAGGTTACGACCTGCTCGAGTAGAATTCGACGTACATGCCGAGGAGCGTTTGCGGGTATGGTCAGCTCATGAGCTGGCCTGTTCAACCCGGATGAGTTGGCCTGCAGCCATGCTGCAGCGCCAGCTGGGGGAGAACCCAAGAATTGTCCAGCTG